ACAGGGATGGGCACTAGCATCTTCTACTGCCAATGACATTCAAAAATACAATCCGCAGTATCTAAATGCTTGTCGGACATCATTATAAATATACGATGGCAAGCACCGTATTTTATTCAGATATACCTACTAATTTTGATATCCATCCTGTCAAAGAGGATCTGGTATTGATAACCAATGAGGTTGCGGTAAAAAGATCTATTCGTAACTTACTATTGACAGATCCTTACGAGAGGTTCTTTAATCCGGGATTGGGTTCGGGCATACGCCAGACACTGTTTGAGAATATAAGTCAAGATACCGAATACGTCTTAAAAGAGAAGATTGCAGACACTATAAACAATTATGAACCCAGAGCTCGACTTATAAGCATCACAGCAAAAGGTTTTCCTGATAATAATGCTTATGAAGTAACTATCGTATTTTCGCTAGTAAATAATATATCACCAATAACATTAGATTTCGTCTTAAGAAGAGTAAGATAAATGGCCAATACAGGATTCCTAGACGTTTCAGAATTAAGTTTTGACGGTATCAAAAACAACCTTAAGACCTTTATGAAATCTAAGACACAATTTAAAGATTATGATTTTGAAGGATCTAATCTCAATTCTCTGTTAGATGTCTTGTCATATAATACTTACATGAATGCTTTCTATCTTAACATGATAGGCAGCGAGATGTTCTTAGATTCTTCGCAGTTAAGAAATTCAATCGTATCTCATGCAAAAGAATTAAATTATATACCGAGATCTAGAACATCCGCAAGAGCAAAGGTTACCTTTGCTATCAATACAGGTGGCGATATTCCTATCAATGTTGTTATTCCAGAAAACTATACTATTAGAACTATTATTGATGGAATCAATATGGATTTTACTACTGATGAATCTATAACTGTCAACAGATCAGATGTAGGATATGTTAGCGATTCTGTATATGTTTATGAAGGCAAGATCGTATACGAATTCTTTACTGTTGATGGAACAGTACGATACTCGTTAGATTCTTCCAACATCGATACTAATAGTATCAGAGTTACTGTGATCAATTCAGCATCTGATACTTCTAATACAATATACACAAAAGCAGATACGTTATACGGACTGACTTCAAATTCAGAAATATACTTTGTTCAAGGCTATAATAATGATCAATATGAGATCGTTTTTGGCGATGGAATTTCTGGTAAAGCATTGGCTAATGGAAACATAGTAAAGGTCAAATATAGATCTACAAATGGAGAGTTAGGTAACAAAGCTGTTAACTTTGCGATATCTACTGCGGTAGGAGATACATCGTCATATCCTGTCACCGTGACAACTAATATTTCTGCTGCAGATGGATCAGAAAGAGAAACGATAGAATCTATCAAATTAAATGCTCCGAGACATTTTGCTGCTCAGAATAGAGCTGTCACCAAGGATGATTATACGACGCTGATCATCGAGAAATATCCGCAGATCAAAACTGTCAATGTATACGGAGGAGAGAATGCTATTCCTCCACAGTATGGCAAAGTAATTATCAGCATGATTCCATACGGTAATTTTCCTGTCGTCTCTGCAGAACTAAAGACGGATATCGTTGCATACTTAAGAACAAAAAGCATTACAACAGAACCTGTGATCAAAGATCCTGAATACATGTATATCGAGATTCAATCTGCTGTTAGTTATAATCCTTCATTAACTGCTAAAAGTATACAGCAACTTAAATCAGATGTTTTAAGCAAAGTTCAGTCATATGAAACAACATATCTGAATGATTTCGGAAACGATCTTCGTAAATCTAGATTGTCTTCCCTGATTGATTCTGCAGACACTTCAATTGTCAGCAATCAAACAACGCTTAGAACAATATACGCCATCGTCCCTACAAAAGGCATCAAACAGAGAATTGCCTTTTCTTTCTCAAATCCTTTAGCAAGACCTTTACGAGCTCCTTATATTGTTAATGAAACTGAATGTATCAGAAGCAGCTTGTTTGATTATTTTAAAGATGGCGTATATTACAATTCTACCACACCTCAGGGACAGGTTACTCTGAGTGATGATGGTAATGGATTTCTTAGATTGTATTATATAATGTATGATAAGATCACAGATACAATAGTTCAACAGATATTAGAATCTAATATAGGAACTGTCAATTATGATACAGGTGAATTGGCATTTGATCTCAATCCTTATGATTATGATACGAATATCAAGATATTTGCTAAAGTAATAAATGATGATATTGTTGTACAAGAAAGCAAATACCTCAAGATAGATTATGATGAGGTATCAATAAACGTAACCGCATATAGACAATAATGATCACAGATTTAAAAAACATTGCCCCGTTAGTAAAGCACCAGTTTCCTGACTTTTATAGAGAAGAGGGTGACAATTTTGTCCAGTTCATCGCTGCTTATTATGAGTGGATGGATGAACAAGGACCTATAGCAAAATCTAGAAATCTGATTGAGACATCAGATATCGATGGTGTGAGCGAAGAATATATAGATTTTTTCTTTTCAAAATATATGAATGGCATTCCTAAAGATGTGCTTTCTGATAAAGCTCTTCTAGAAAAACACATATTAGATGTGTATAGATCAAAAGGTTCTATAGAAGGTTTGAAGTTATTATTCAGACTTCTTTATAATCTTGAGATAGAAGTATTTGTTCCTCAAGATGATGTTTTGATGTTATCTGATGGAAAATGGTCTAGAAAACAATATATTGAAGTGGAAGAAAGATCGTTAAATTACGCATACGATAACAAACTAATACGCGGAACAACCTCCGGTGCTACTGCATATGTAATGTCAGTGGCTAAAATAAATCAACAAGTAAATTCATCTCATATCCTATATCTAACTGATATAGTGCCAGGTCCTAGCGGAGATTTGTTTGTTCCTGGTGAATATGTGATGTACGAGGGCCTGGATATCAGGCAAGCAACGTTGATACGAGGATCTGTTGTTGGCGCAATTGTATCGGGTTCAGACGAGAATCATGCTCCCGGTGATATATTGACTACCGAAAGCACGTCTGGATCTGGATTGCAGTTTGAAGTAAAAACAATATTAGATCCAGAACAAGCAAAAGGCTATATCAATTTTAAATTACTCAAAGGTGGATATGGTTATGCTGTAGATAGTCCTGTTACAGTGACCAGGAAATTTGCTTCTGAAGGTTCAGGTGCAGGATTCAAAGTAGGATCTATCTCTAACACATCTCTTTTTACATACAACACCAATCTGATTGATCCAGAAGCAAACACTATCATCGCTCCTGCCAACACACAGTTTAATGCTAATAGTGCTGTAACTGGCGGAGCAAGCACAGGATTATCTACAGACGCAAACAGCACGATAACAGTAACCAATTCTAACACGTTTCAATATGGTAGAGGTGTAGTATACAGAGCTCTTGAAGGAAATACAGCAATAACAGGTCTTGCTAACAATACTTTATACTATGTACAGCATTCGAATAATACTGTGATTGCTCTCTCGACAACTGTAGGCGGATCAAGGATAACGCTGACTCCTGCCACCAGAGCTGGTGTACAAGCAAATGGACATTATTTTCAAGCAAATACTCAATTTAGCGCAAATCTTAATGTTGGGACTATTGATTCTGTTCTGGGTAACTGTCTTGCTGATACTACCATGCTAATAGGAACTATAAAATCATTGAGAGCTATCACATCAGGAGATCGCAAATATAATGGTTCAGTTCAACCCACAGTATTTGAAAAAAGAGTGTGGGGATATAACATAGTAGATGAGGATGGAGAATTATGGGGCAACAATGCAATTGTCTCTGGTGGGCTTGCTTCAGGTAACGGTGTCATATATGATGTATCTTTATTATCGTCTGGATATACTTTCAATACTGAAGGTGAGCAAATAGAATTTACCAATCAATCAAATACTGATTTTACAGCTGTGCTGGATATGATAGTTGGTGGTATTGCTACTGAAGAAGGCGAATGGTTAGATAATAGCGGGTTCTTAAATTCCGATAAATATGTTACGGACAGCGATTACTACCAGGAATTTTCTTATGAAATACAAGTAGAAAAATCATTAGATAAATACATCGATGTAATTAAAAAACTAACTCATCCTGTCGGAAACAAAATGTTTGGCAAACCATTGATAATAGACACAAATAAATTTGATCAGAATATAATAGCAGAAACTACTACAACTTATAATGCCAGAGGCGTTATAATTTCATCAGGCGGGTAATACCATGGCTGGAATATTTAATAGAAACATTAAAAATAAATTCATTGAAGAAATGAAAAGTGATATTGCTGGATCTGGATTATCAGTCTCAAAGATTAATATAACAAATAATGGTACTGGATATGCTGCTAATGCATCTATATTGTTTAGTACAGGAAATGCACTTGCGGATGGTATAGCAGATAACACAGGTAAGATTTTAAATACCAATATCATATTTGCTGGCGCAGATTATGATATAAATCCAAATCTTACTTTTTCTGCTCCCGTAATTACTTCTTTTAATGCAAATAGTGCTGTTACGGGTGGATCAAGCACTGGGTTAACTACGGATGCTAACAGTACAATTTCAGTATCAGTATTATCTGCTCAATATGGAACAGCTGTATTTCAGGCAGGTGATCAGATCAGATATATTGTTGCTGAGGGTAATACAGCGATAAGTCCTATAGTATCAGGTGTAATTTATTATGTTCAGCATGCCAATACAACAAAGATAGCTTTATCCGAAACAAGTGGCGGTCCTAGAATAACACTTACAAAAGGATTGACACAATCTGGACACTTTCTACAAGGCATCACTGCCACCGGTAACACCACAGTTGTCAGCACTGGTTCGAATTATTATGTTACCTTTGGTAAATTTTTTGAATGGCCTGATGATTCAAATCCTCCTGTTACCAATACTTCTATAAAAGAATCGTTCTATAACGTATACTCTAATATATTATTTGGCAAAAAAGTATTAGGATCTGATATTGGATATATAGCAAACAGAATCACATGGACAGGTAATACTGTTTATGATTACTATTCGCATCTAGATCCTGATCTCTATACTAAAAATTTCTATGTAATTAATAATAAAAATAGAGTGTATAAGTGTCTATTTAATAATTACGGAGTCAAATCTACTGTACAACCAGATACTACACAGACGAGTGGTGATTTTACTACTACGGGTGACGGATATGTCTGGAAATACTTGTTTACAACTGATTCAGCATCCAGGAAAAAGTTCGATACTGTTGATTATTTTCCCGTAGTTCCAAATTCAACAGTTGCAAGAGCCGCCATAAAAGGCGGATTGCATGTGATGGTCATAGATAATGCTGGTAAGAATTATATCGATGCTAATGGAAGCATCGATCAAGTAATCACCAATAAAAGTTTTAAAATAGCAAACTCTGGTGCTTCGATCATCAATGGAGCATATGGTAAATCTGCATTCTATGTTTATTCAGGAACAGGTTCGCCTGCATTGTCTGTTGTTGATTCCTATGTCGTTAATACGTCTGGAAAGTTTGTCACTACTTCAACTGATATTGTAGGCTTGGATAGCACATCTTTATATAGAATGTCTCCTCAAGTTAAAATAACAGGAGATGGTACGGGTGCTACTGCATATTCTACTATCAATGCCAACACAGGTGCTTTGACAGCTATAACAGTAGAAAACAAGGGCAGAAACTATTCGTATGCAGACATTACTATCATAGCTAATTCTGAATTTGGATCACTTGCTTCTGCCTATCCTATAATATCTCCTCCTGGAGGACACGGATCTGATGTTATATCAGAATTAGGATCCGATGTATTGGGTCTTTCTGTAGAAACATCCACAACAGATGAATTTCCATCATGGGCAAAATATAGACAGATTGGATTGTTATACAACCCTTCTTCTTCATTAGATTTGAGCACTTTAAATAGCAATAAATTTAATAACATGTTAAATTTTAACTTGTTTAATACTACGAACATATTCAATTCGGGTGATACAGTAAGCGGGTTAAATAGCAGAGCTACTGCTACTGTTGCTTATATGAACACTACTAGTATGTACGTGTTGGGTGTGATCGGCACATTCCAACCATATGAAACCGTTTTATCGAAAGATACCGGTAAAACATGTACGATTACTGTTATAAATATTTCAGACATAGTGCCATATTCAGGCGAGATATTCTATTATAAAAATATTCAACCTATTGATAGAACTGGCATTACTAAAGAACAAGTTAAACTATATCTTAATTTTTAAGGAAGTATGATGGCTGAGTTACAAACTAATTTTAATGTCGCTCCTTTTTATGATGATTATGACGAGGATAAACAGTATTATAGGATGCTGTTTCGTCCAGCAACTGCTGTGCAAGCAAGGGAGCTAACTCAGCTACAGACAATGATGCAGAAACAAGTCTCACGATTTGGAGACAGCATCTATAAAGATGGCAGTATCATCGAAGGTTGTAACTTTACTGAATATCCAGATCTGCCTCAGACTAAATTTACTGATGGCAATACGTCTACTATCGATTTTACTTTAATTGTAAAAACTGCTACTGATGTAGCAAACTCACAATCGCATCTGACCAATTCTTATCTCCTTGTTTCCAATACAACTGGTTTGAGAGCAGCTGTTTTTCAAGCATTTGTAGGAGCAGAATCTGTTGTCAATCAGGGATCTTCAGACACAAATAGAGCTTATGTATTATATCTAAATTCTGGAAATAATTCTGGACAAGAAGTAAAAACATTTAATACTACACAAGAACAGATCGATGTATATACACCATTTCAAGATAAACAAGGTCCGTTAGTTGCTTCTAACAAATCTGGAGTGATTTATACGCTCTCTTCTAATAGCACAGTAAACGCTTTGGGTGTGGGATATGGTATCCATGTGGGCCAGGGAATAATATACCAAAAAGGATTCTTTCTAAAGACACTTGCTGATAATTTTATGGTGCGAGAACATAGCTCCAATACTATCGGTATGAAGGTGGGATTTAATACAGCAGAATATATTGTAAAGCCCGCAGAAGATAATACTCTATACGACAATTCAATCGGAAGCTCCAATCAGAACGCTCCGGGTGCATACAGATTAAAATTAGTACCTTCTCCTATAGCATATGATTCTCTTGATCCTACTATAACTATACCAAAAGATTTTCTTCCTATTATAGATTATGATAGTGCAGATGGTCGTCCTGTGGTTGTTAAATCTAACTTAGAACTCAATCGTCTTGGAGATCTGATTGCCACAAGAACAAAAGAAGAATCTGGTGATTATATTGTAAAACCTTTTCAGGTCAACGTTGAAGCATCTGCCAATTCTCAGACATTCTATTATACTACATCTCCTGGTATCGCTTATATCGATGGATATAGAGTAGAGTATCTGTCTACAAAAAGAATAGAAGTAAATAGAGCAATATATTCTGAGTCTCTTAAAAATTTAAGAGCAACTGCTAATTTTGGAAATTATGTTAAGATCAGAGATGTTGTGGGAACATTTGATATCGGCGGCAATCAAGATATAGGAATCTATAGCGCCAATCAGTTTGCGATCTCACAGAATCCTAGCACAACAGCTCCGTTGGGTACGCTAGTAGGCAATGCAAATGTCAAAGCAGTCACATTTAATACTGGAACAAAAGGTACAGGAACTGCTGAATATCTGCTTTATCTGAGCAATATCAGAATGAGAGCAGGATATTCGTTTGCAACTAGCGCTAAAAGTTTTTATGTGAATGGAACTTTTGGTAAGATTTGGGCTGATATATACCAAGCAAATAACAAATCCGTTGTATATGAGTCTGCAAGTAAATTGCTTTTATTGGATACTGGATTTAAAGGATTAAAGACTCTTACTAGCAATACAAGCAATATTGCTAATAATGATACTTCTTACATATACAGATCAACGTCTGCATTAACAGCATTATCAAGAGCAAGCAGTTCTGTTGCTTCTGCAACAATAACATTGGCTTCAGATCAATATAATTATGGTGTCGGAACTGTGGGTGATACCATTGATGAAGATATCCATGTGATGTTTGCACAGGATACATTTTCTAATCTGTATGCAACAGCAACATTAACAAGACCCACAATAACAACAGAAGTAGCCGCAACTGGCACTTTCAATTCTGTTGTCTATGCTGGCGGTGTATCCAGAGTAGCAACCGCAATTGGTATCGGAACTGCAGCACCCTGGATAACAAATTTTGGTGTTACTAATGACCAGAATCCCAAAGCAGGAGAAACAATTCAGATCATAGCATCTGGCGGCGGCACAACATATCATAGCGTTGTTTCTGTAACAGCTGCTAATGTGATGTTTGTTACTCCAATCGCTCCTGTGAGCGCGGCCACTGCAGCAATATACAAGTATCATAAAGCCGGTTCGTATGCAAACTTTACCGGCTCATCAAATACTTTAAATTTTAGCGGAACTCCCGTGAGAACATTGACCGCAAACATGGCAATGAATTTGTTTCCTGAGTCAAGCACGAATTATAACGTATATGCACAGATACCTTCTGCTAGAAACAATGCTGTACCGATATTAAAAGTTGTAAATAAAAATACACACATCGGCATCAATTGTGCTTCTCATTATGCCAATACAGTCGGTCCGTGGTCATTGGGACTGCCTGATGCGTTAAAGATCACAGCAGTATATGTAGGAACTAGCTTTGCTAACACAAACCCAAATAGAGTTGATTGGTTTGAATTGGATAACGGTCAACAAGATAACTTTTATGGAATTGCTCAGCTTAAATTAAAACCTACATACAAGACACTGATATCTTCTACTAGCAGATTGTTAGTAACACTGAATCATCTGACACCCAATATAACATCTTCTCAGGCAACATTCTTTTCTGTGGATTCATATCCTATAGATGATGCTAACACAGCAAATACTCAAGCAATCGCAACCGCAGAAATTCCGTTATACACATCTGTCACTGGTGATATATACGATCTGAGGAATTATATCGATCTCAGACCTGTTCTTGCTAATACAGCAAACGTATTCACATCAAGTGCTATACCGGGACTTACTATTAATCCTGCCAATAACCAATCGGTATATTATTCCACTGTGGGTGCTAAACTTGCTATCGAACCCGATTCTAATTTCTCTTTTAACGCACAGTACTACCTTCCTAGGATGGATGCGCTAATGATAAATAAAGAAGGGGCCTTAATAGTAAAAACAGGTGCAGCTGCGTTCAATCCTAGACCTCCTACGTTAAATAACTCAGGAATGAAAATTGCTGATATATATGTTCCTCCTTATCCATCTCTAACATTCCAAGAAGCAGAGTAATATGACATACGGTAGAAAAGATTTAGCAGTACAAGTTGGCATTCAAAAAGCCAAAGGGTATACTATGAAAGAGATTAGTGCATTGGAAGCACGTATTAAAAACATAGAATATTATACTGTTCTTAATGCCTTGGCGCTTGATACTCAGACGACTTCTGTGATCAATACTGGAACACAATTAGAGAGATTTAAGAACGGAATATTTGCTGATCCTTTTAACGATAGCTCTATATCTAGAGTAGAAGATGCTGAATTTAATATGGCAGTCAGTTCTAGCAAATCTATTGCCAGACCCAATGTCAATCAAGTTTTTCCAGGATTTGCTTTGGACACAGATTCTAGCAGCAACGTACAATCTTCAGGCAAGGTATTAACAATCAGCTATACCAACGTGAATATTGGCGGAAATCCTTATGCTTCTATATACAGAAATTCAGCAGAGACATTTTATAGTTTCAGAGGTTCTTTAGCTTTATTTCCTAGCTATGATGGGACTAATGTGGGTATTAATGCAGCCCCGCAGACTATTTCTGTGGATGTGGCTGGCGGGTTTATTGCTGCAGCATCTGCGGGTTCATTTCAAGATATAGATACACTGCAAGGGTCTCCTGCAATAGTAAAAGAAGTTGGATTAACTAACTATTGGAATTCTACAGTAACACAGACAATCAGTGATATTGCTGTTCAGACACAGACGATAACACAAGATGTAGGTCAATATGTCACCAACGTGTCTCAACTAGAATATATGTCAACAAAAACTATAGCTATCATAGGAAAAGGCCTGAGACCCAACACAAAGGTGTATGCTTATTTTGATTCCAAGACGGTTTCTTCTTATTGTGCTCCTGCAACACCAGCAAGCGCATATGCTCTATCTAATGGAAGCCTAAATCCTGCAACATTAGCTTCTATTAATACGTTGCCCAATCCTGCTATAATATTAAATCAGACTGGAGCTCTTGGATCGCAATTAACGACAAATAGTCTAGGAGAAGTGTATGTTCTTTTCTTCCTTCCTGCAAATACATTTAGAGCAGGCGAAAGAACATTTATTATTAATGATACTGATGATGCTACTGCTGCTTCTGCAATTACTAGTAGTGCAGAAGGAGTATATAAATCATCTGCACTTTCTGTGACTACTCAACAAGTAGGATTTTCAATCATACAACCAACATTTACACCAAGCACTGTTTCTAATGAACTAGCACCATTGGCATGGACCACAGAAGATCAACTTCCTGATATTAATAATTATATAACTAATAATATTAAGAACATAACTAATATTAATAATAATAATGGTGGTAATAATAATAATGGAGGCGGTTGTTGTTTTGATCCAGATGCTCTAGTTACAATGGCAGATGGTAGTTTTAAGAAGATCTGTGAGATTGAGATCGGTGATCTTGTTGCTGATGGAACTGACGGAATCAATACAGTCATAGGAATCGAAGCTCCTGTTCTTGGAAACAGATTGATGTATTCTTTCAATGGTAACTGGGCGTTCGTTTCAGAAGAACATCCTATCATGACTTCAGAAGGTTGGGGAGCGTTTGATCCTGACAGCTGGGCTGTTGAAGAAGAGTTTATTGGTAGATTAGTCAAGATTGTTATCGGATCTAAGATTCTTAAATCAGATGGAACATATGAGACAGTAGAATATATCGATCACAAAATCATGCCAGAAGATTACGTAATTTACAATCTGTTGTTGGATGGCGATCATATGTATAATGTCGAAGGTTATGTTGTGCATAATAAAGCCGGCGATAATAGTACTAGTTATAATAATGCCGAGATGGGGCCTGGAACAAGCTGGGATGGTAACGGACAGGGATATACTGGTCAAACTGGTACTAGCTGTTATTTTTAAAAAGGTAAAAATACAAAATGTTATTAAACGGAAATCCATTAGCTCAAACATTTACGATTGAAGGAACTGCTTCAATTGCATTGCCGGGCATTTTCTTAACTCAAATAGGAGTTTTTTTTAAAAATAAAAGTGCTACGGCCGGTGTGTCTTGTGTAGTTTGTGAAACTATTAATGGGATTCCTAACCCTGCAAAAATAATGGGAGTTTCGTATAAAACGGCTAGTAGCGTTACCGTAAGCGAAGATTCTTCTTCTGAAACTATATTTACATTCAACACACCCATTATGGCTGCATCAGGTCAAACTTATGCATTTTATGTATATCCTGAATCCAATAGCCCTGATTATAATATATGGGTTTCTGAGATAGGTGGTGTAGATAAGATCACTGGACGAGCTATCACGCAACAGCCGTATCCTGGAGTTATGTTCATATCTTCTAATGGTAATACATGGACTCCTGTACAGACACAGGATATCAAGTTTAATCTTTATAGAGCTAATTTTGCCCATACTACAGGCACGGCTGTATTTAGAAACGCAAAAGAAGAATATCTTAGTTTAAATCTGACAGCTGGTATAATTAAGAAAGCAACCGGAGGTCAGATACAGACAGGTGATGTTGTATATGCTGCTAATGCTACAAGTTTATCATCCATATTGACATCTGATAATACATTATATCCCAAGGCAACTGTCAAATCAGTGGATGAGATTCGTGGAATATTATTTTTAGAAAATACGAATGGTCTGTTTAGTGTAACAGCGCCAGATTATAGCAATATCAGAATTTATAGAACTCCTGATCCAGCAAATACATCATATATCACAGAAACATACAGAGTTGCTAATGCCACAATATCAACGATAGATGATCTGATATATCATGGGCTGATTCCTAAATTTACAATGTCTGAGCCTTCAGGAACTTATATTTCTTCCGGATATTATGGAACAAGCAATAGCACATTATCAAATGCCAAAGACACAACAAAGGTAGCCCCTAAAAACGAATCACTTTACGAATTTAGAGACTTTGAAAGAGTTGTCAGAAGTTATTCTAATGAAGTTAAGAATGGTACTTACGGAACAAAAGGCACAGCAACTTTTGAACTTGAGTTAAATTCATTCACACCGTATCTTTCACCTGTTGTTGATCTGCAAACTAAAAACATCAATTATACGCAGAACATAATCAATAATGATGAGACCAATGAATGGACCAGATATGGTAATGGCAGAAGCAAATATATCTCCAAGACTGTTTTGCTTGATGCTATATCAGAAGATCTGCTTGTTTATGTTACAGGATATAGGCCTGTGGGAACAAATATCAAAGTATACGGTAAATTTTTAAATTCTGTTGCTGATCCAGGATCATTTGATACAAAAGTATGGACAGAACTATCACCTAAGAATGATACAGGTTTGTTGTTTGGATCACCTAAAAATCTAGAAGATTATAAAGAATATGTTTATGGTGTTCCTGTCAGCGCATCACAACCTTCTGGAAATACCACTCTATCAGCATATGCAGATTCAGTAGGTAACATTGCACTAGATGTTCCTCCGGGTACGCTGACTTATTATGATGAGGTAGGAACTATAATCAGAGGATTTGATACGTTTTCTATCAAGATATTGTTACTGTCAGATGATATGGTCAAGTATCCTACAATGAAGGATGTCAGAGCAATTGCATTACAGATATAACAGATGAAAAAACCAGCCGGCATATCAGACACGTTTGAACCACAAAGAAACAATCCTGGTGCTTTGTTAAACAAAGATTTTACTGGATTAGAAGCTTATAAAGCACAAAGAAAACGACATTTTGAGACAGAACAGAAATTAAGTGAAATAAATACATTAAAGGAAGAAGTTAGTTCGATAAAAAACGATCTAACTAGCATTAAAGAATTATTAATAAAGGTATTGGAAACCAGATGACAGCACTAATTGCTAACGTAGTACAATCTACAGATTCTTTTGGTCAGTGGTTGGCAAAAACTAACCAATTGATAACGGTGATTTCAAACACGGCTGTTACTACAAATTCTAATACTGCTGTCGGTAATGCGGCTATCTCAGGAACATTTGTCTCTGGCGGTTCCCTGATATCTAACACAGGATCTTTTAGAATAGGTACTAGTACTTCTAATGCATTCATGAATGCAACATCGTTTGTGATCAGATCTTCAGCCACTGTCAATACAGTCATAACAGATTCTGGCGTATATCTAAGCGGATCAGTTTATTATACGGATGCAGTAGCAGCGATTGGCAATTCGAGCATAAGAAGCGCAAATGTTACTACAGATAACATCATATTGAAAAATAGTTTAAGATTGGGTAATACTTATCTTTCTACATCGAGAGCAAATACGAATCAGATATACGCAATAAATTCGGCATTGGTGGGTGATTCGCAAGCAAATACATATCTCACTCGAGATGGACTGCAGATTTTTAGAGTTGATACTCCTCCTGTGACTCCGGGTGCAGGGTTCACTAACGCTAATATGACATATAATACATTATGGATCAAAAATATTAATGCAAATACTATCACTACAGGAACATTAAATATATCTGGTAGTGCTACAGAATTTCCGGGAAATACACATTTCCTAGGACAGAATAACTATTTCAGATACGGATTGACTTCTAATGCAAACATAAAACTGATCAATGGTAGCATCGGGATTGGAAATACTAATCCTGCTGCACCTTTACATATAACAACATCATCTGCGGGAGCAGGTATAATAGTAGAATCTACTGATTCTGGTGCTAGTACCGGTCCTGATATCGTGTTTCGTAGGAGCAGTTCATCTCCAGCTGCAGGAGATAATCTCGCAGGAATCTTCTGGCAAGGTAATAACAGCACCGGTACAATCACGAATTATGCCCAACTCATTTCAGAAATAGCATCACCTACATCTGGAGCAGAAGGCACTAATGTTTTCTTGACACAAAAAATAGCCGGTGCTGATACTACGACATTATATATTAAAAGTAATGGCAATGTCGGGATTGGCACAAGTTCACCAACTCAAAAAGTTAGCATTGCCGGAGGGCTTAGTTTTAATAGCGCACTTTCTTTTACAGGCTCTGGTTACGAAATTGGGAAAGACGGAGCGGATTTTTTGTGTTTCTCGGCTGGGTCTTCTGGTACACGATTTGTCAATGCTTCTACTGCTACTGAGTTTATGCGTATATCGACAGCTGGTAATGTCGGAATCGGAACAGCCTCGCCATCACAAAAACTGCATGTTGTTGGAAATGCATTAATATCAGGTGCTGCAACTGTAACTGGAGCAACTGCAGTAGGTAGCACTTTAGCAGTAACTGGAGCAACTACAGTAGGTGGCGCTTTAGCAGTGACTGGAGCAACTACCGTCACTGGAGCAACCACATTAAGTACTCTCACTGTCAGCGGAGCATCTACTCATAATGGACAAGGAGATTTTACGGCCCTACAAAATGTCGGAACATTAAGAACTTCAAGTGCATCGCTAGGAGGTATTGAAGTAAGGTCTGCTAGCACTAATGATGCTGCTTTCATGACATTTCATAGACCAGGTAACTATGCTTCATACTTTGGCATTGATACGGATAATTATTTTGCTGTAGGAGGATGGAGTGCTGGTGGAGCATTGGCTAATTTTAAATGTAATATTTTTAGTGCGGGTGGTGCGATAACTGCAGGTGGCAATATTACTGCGTACTTCTCATCGGATGAGAGATTGAAAGAAAATGTCGTTAATATCTCTAACCCATTAGAAAAATTAGCATTGCTTAATGGTGTCACATTTGATTGGAAAGATTCATACATCGAATCCCAGGGTGGGTTAGATGGCATGTTTGTTCGTAAGAATGATGTGGGCATCATAGCACAAGATCTCGAGAAAGTATTACCACAGCTTGTGGCAGAACGAGATGACGGATACAAAGCAGTCAAGTATGATAGGATCGTTGCTCTTCTAATCGAAGCAGTAAAAGAACTCAAAGCAGAAGTAGATAGCTTAAAAAATGGCAATTAAAACAAACATAACTGTAGATCAGGGTGCTAACTTTGCTTATAACGTGTATCTCGTCGATGTAGATGGAAATCCGTTTGATCTGACAGGATATAGTGCTAATTCTCAAATAAGAAAGACGTATACGTCTACGACTTTCAATACGATAAGCACAACAGTCAATGCAGCTGCAGGATCGATCACGTTGACAATGAATTCTGTCATCACAGCAAACCTATCATCAACGAGATATGTGTATGATCTAGAAGTGTATGCTAATAATGTGACATCTAGGATAATAGAAGGTTTTGTCACAGTGAACCCCGGAGTCACTCGCTGATGCGTGACTCTAAGATAACTGTATCGAAGTTCAATAACATATTGGTGACGACTGCTAGGTATGCGCCGCTACAGACGACAATCATCGTTAAATTGATCAATCAGACTATAGAACCCATATCAGTCCTAAAGCAGGAAGCGACTGATATGTTAGGCACGCTTCCTGCTGTTCCTAGAGATGCGCCGATAGTCCCTGTCTACTGAACTCGGAACGTATAAGATCCTGTATGGTCGCACAGTATCGTCGTATCTGCGTATATCTCGAATCCTTTTTCCTTTGCCTTCTTGGCAAAATATAGATCTTCAGAGAATGTGTTGTTGTGATCTATCGCTGACTTATAGACGAACTGCGGATATCCGATATCTGCCATCACTTGTCTCTTGACAAGAACACAGCCGAATCCACAAGCTCCGATACGAACTAATCCTTGTCCTCGGATCTTTTCCCATTCGACATGTGAATATCCATCCCTATCATTCTCTTCGAATATCTCTAGAGTCTGTCTATCAGGATTACGCTGCCTATAGATACCAGACACTACATCCTTGTCGTGTGACAATAACTTCTCTAACGTATCTGATGCAAATGATACGTCATAGTCGACTGCAAACAGATAATCGAATCCTTTGACGACCCAATCAGCGATCAGGTTGCGTACCTGATCTACATTATACCCGTAAAAATGCTGATATGTTGTCTCATATCCTTCAGGTACTCTCAGATCATATATCGATTTAAAGGTGTTGGGTTCGATGTTCTTTGCTGTAGGAATCGCGATTAATATCTTTTTTTTCATGACGTTCTTTACAACCATTTCTTTTGTTTGAACCATTTCTACATTCATAGGACGTGGTGTAGAATTTACTTCTACTTTGTTTATTTGGATCTTTGCATCGTTAGCAATTTTACTAGCATTTTTGTTTTGAAGTTCACCATTGACTTTATAATCGTTCAATGGGTTCTTGTCATTATAGAGCATGACGATATCCTGCACGACTTTGATCTTATCAGGATTAGCTCTTTCTATTATATTATAGAATGTGGCATTGTCGCCGCCTGCTTTGAACCATTCTCCGTTCTCATCTTTAAATACAGAATCATCAATAAAGTTCAACAACTCTCTACGGAATGTCCTGAGATGAGGATACGGCATTCCCCAATTGAACTTATATTCTCGATAGCTCTTAGTGTCTCTGATCGCCTTTGGATACGGTTGAGCGATCAGCGGAATGTTATCCGCTTCTGACCAACAGCTTCCATATGAGTAATCCGTCTTACCATCAGCGTAGAGATTATTGTAGAAATTAAATATGTTGTTATCGTTAATTAATGCGTCATCACCATCGAGGAGCATCACGATAGTGTCCAGACCGAATACATTTTTAATCGTGTTTATCTGATTATACACAGCACCTTTATTCTCATTATTAGTAATGACGGTGATCTTTGATCTGATATCTTCTGGCAATGTCTTTAGCTTATGGTTGATCGCAAACTTGGCACCGTCAGTGCTAGCATCATTGATCAGATACATCGTCCAGTTGTTGTAGTTCTGTGTAGCAACAGAATCGATGCACCTGAGGATATATTGCTCTGCATTAAAGAAAGGCGTGATCACAACAATATGCTGTTCTTTATTCTGTGTAAACGTGTTCCATTCTTCATTGTTGCTGAACCTACGACCGAATACTTTATGGATTCGATCATTGATATAAGACACTTTACGATATTCATCCGCAGGAAGGTAATGATTTAATTCTTTAAAGAAATGTTGCTTCCATTGCAGAGCAACCGTATCCCAGGTAGAGATATCCTTGACTATGTTGCAATAATATTGTTTCTGCTGATGCAGATAAGGATTATTATACGCAGTAAGAACTAATCCGGCAAAACGCTCACACTGAGTTTCTATATTGATATCTCTGAATAGACTATTTGGTTCGATAGCATAGTCGATAAAATAAGACGCATTGCCTATAGCAGTCTCTTCCAATGCACCAAATCTAGTGGCCACTAGAGGTGTATTATATGCGAGCGATTCTAATGTAGAGATGCCAAACGTTTCTGGGAATGCTCCCGGATAAAGGAACATAGATGCTTCAGACAATATCTCGGCAATCTCTTTCTGAGATATAATGCCTGTAAACTCGATTCCGAGAACTTTATATTTCTGATCTTGGATTAGCTTCTGATGTGTCTCACCTTGAGCATCCAGAGGTCCGTCAGAACGAAACCTATAATACCCGCCAATCACTTTCAATCGTGCTTCTGGTATATGCCTTTTGATCCTAGGCCATACCCTGTCGATGAGAGGTAGCATTCCCTTTGTCACAGAAGCATTATATACGAATAGGTTGCGATCTTTCTTTGATATATCTACTTCATCAAAATAATTGACGATCCCATTCCTCGTCTGAAATATCTTGTTCTTCAATACTTCAAAGTTGCGCCTCTTGCCGTGATCACATGTCGAGACATAGGAGGTATGAAAATCTGATAGCGTAAAAATCTTATCGATATGTCCACTGACAGCGAGATCTTCTAGATTGATATCTCCATTACAGAAAGTATCGTGCATCCAGAGAACTTTATGCTTTGCCTTGTTACGCATGTTCTGAAATATAGCACAAGGATATGCAGTCGCTCTATTGAATGCTTCATAATAATGATTTGGGACAAAAGGAACTACAGTTCTGGATGAAATAACAATGTCAAATACATCATTATTAGTAATGCTACCGACTGGTCTGTAAGTTACACCATCATAAATACCTGGACGACTATCATCATCTTGACAAGCATTGAAAACAGTTATAGGAAATCCTAATTTGGCCAGCTCTTTAGAGATGAGAATAACAGCAGATTCGGATCCACCCAAACCTCGTTTTGATAGCGTATCGCCATCATATACAAGCCCAATCAGATCTAAAATAGCAATAGATGGGTATTTCATAACAACCTCACGTAAAACATAAATATGTAGGAATTAATATTATTTATATAGGCATTAAATGGCTCTGATCTTCTATAGTCAAAAGAACACCGGAAATGGTTCTAATACTAATTATACATTAACACAGACAGTAACACAAGCTAATAATATATTAGTTTCTGTTAACGGACTTCTGCAAGTTCCTGGTGTTGATTATACAATTAGTGGAACTGAGATCATCTTTGCCTCTGCTCCATTAGCTAATTTTGACATAGAAGTTCGTTATATCGTTTCTGATGGATACGATGGATCTGTAGGTTTTACAGGTTCTTCAGGGTTTACAGGATCTGCGGGATTTCAAGGTTCTGCAGGTTTCTTAGGTTCAGTGGGATTCTTTGGATCGTCTGGATATCAAGGTTCTCAAGGTGCTGCTGGAACGCCGGGCGGCGATACAGGATATACGGGTTCTGTCGGTTCATTGGGCTATACAGGTTCCATTGGATTTTCAGGATCATTGGGTGGTGTAGGTAAACCTTCAAGGATATCTGTATATACTGCCAATGGTAGCAATACTCAATTTACATTAGCAGAATCAGTAGCAAATACAAACCATATCCTTGTGTTTGTCAATGGTCTAGTCGAAACACCTGATTCTGATTATACAGTAACTAATACTATTATAACATTCTCTACCGCCCCTGTCAACACTTCAATCATAGAAGTAAGATATTTTGATGCGATACAAGGATCTCCTGGATATCAAGGATCCTTAGGAACTGTAGGATATCAAGGATCTGTAGGGTCCGTTGGATATCTAGGATCTGTTGGATATCAGGGATCTGTCGGATACCAGGGATCAAAAGGTGATCCTGGCGGTGCTACAGGTTATACCGGCTCATTGGGTTATACTGGTTCGCAGGGTGCTGGTTTTGCTGGATCGGCGGGTGAAGTAGGTCGCCCATATAAGTTTTCAAGATATACAGGAAACGGAAGCAATACACAGTATACATTATTAGATTCTACTTCTAATGCCGCACATATCATGGTATTTGTTAATGGTATCATAGAGACGCCAGAAACAGATTATACTGTTTCTGGAACGACATTAACACTAAATTATGTTCCATTCTTAAATTCTGAGATCGAAGTTAGATACTTCGGTATAACTCAAGGTGAGACTGGATATAGGGGATCTGAAGGTTTTAGAGGATCGAGTGGAGCAACGGGTTATGATGGCTCTGTGGGTTATACCGGATCTAGAGGCGATACGGGATATACAGGATCTTTAGGATTTACAGGATCCAAAGGTGATACGGGATTTGTAGGGTCTATCGGTCCGACCGGCGCATTTGGTGGTGCAGCTTTTGACTATAGATTTGATGATTCTACCGCAAATACAAATCCTGGTGATGGATTTGTCAGATTTAGCAATACATCGCTGGCATCTGCTACACACCTGTACATCAATGAAAATGATAAATTCTTCACATCAACCTTTACGTTCTTGCAGACGATTGATGATTCTACTTCAGCAATCAAAGGCCAGTTCACTATCACGAGTGCTGCCAATACAGACAGTTTCACATTATTTAGCATCATAGGATCTCATACTTACACATCAAACTTCTTTGATGTTCCTATAGCATACATTTCTGGAGCCACAACTTTTGTCGATAATGCAAATGTGATATTGACATTTGCTAGAACAGGTGACGTGGGTGATACAGGATTTACCGGATCTGTAGGATTTACGGGATCAAAAGGTGATACGGGATTTACGGGTTCTCGAGGTGACACAGGATTTACAGGATCGAAAGGTGATATCGGATTTACAGGAAGCATAGGATTCACGGGTTCTGTTGGGTTTGTGGGATCTCGAGGCGATCTTGGATATACTGGATCTAAGGGTGATACGGGATATACAGGGTCTGTGGGATTTGTGGGTTCTAGAGGCGACACTGGTTATACGGGTTCGTTAGGATTCACAGGAAGTATAGGATACACAGGATCTATTGGATTCACTGGTTCTGTAGGATTTGTAGGCTCTGTAGGATTTACGGGCTCTGTGGGATTTGTAGGCTCTCAAGGAGATCTTGGATATACAGGATCCATGGGGTCGTTAGGTTATACCGGATCTAAAGGTGATATCGGATATACAGGATCGTTAGGCAATACTGGATATGCTGGATCATTGGGTTACACAGGATCGTTAGGTTATACTGGATCTAAAGGTGATATCGGATATACTGGATCTCAAGGTGAACAAGGAATCCAGGGAAATATAGGACCGTTGGGATTTGTAGGATCTAGAGGAGATCTCGGATATACAGGATCACAAGGCAATACTGGTTTTGTAGGATCTCAAGGTAATTTAGGATTTACGGGATCTATTGGTGATTCTGGTTATGTGGGATCTGGAGGTGATCTTGGATTTTCCGGATCACAGGGTCCGATTGGCTACTCCGGATCTTTAGGTGATATAGGATATTCCGGATCGCAAGGCGAGATAGGCTATACTGGATCGATAGGTGCCATTGGCTATACTGGATCTTACGGAGACCTTGGTTATACGGGTTCTATTGGCTATACAGGATCTCAGGGTATTGTGGGTTATACCGGATCTTATGGTGATCTGGGATATACGGGTTCTATCGGTTATACAGGATCTCAGGGTGTAGGATTCACAGGATCTCAAGGCAATGAAGGACAACCAGGAGCTTTTGGAGGCACAACCTTTCTATATTTGTATAGTGCTAACACGCAGAATGCAGATCCTGGCACAAGTGCTTTAAGATTTAGCAATACGTCTCTTGCTAATTCTACGTTCTTGTACATCAACAAAAGTGATCTTCGATTTGAATTCGTATTTAATTCTTTATTGATTATCGATAGTTCCACATCGGGTATCAAAGGACATTTTAAGATATCAGCTTCTGGCAATAATTTAAATTATGCCACATTCATGATAATCGATTCGTTAACTGATAATGGATCTTATGCCACTGTTCCTATATCATTCCTTTCGGGTGATGCTGGAGCTAATACTGTTCTCGGTGATAATACTCTTACTGCTTTAACTCTTGCAAGAGCCGGTGATCAAGGAGATACAGGGTATGCAGGTTCTATAGGTTCTCAGGGTCCGACTGGTAGCGGATATGATGGATCTATAGGATTTACAGGATCTAAAGGTGATATCGGATTTGTAGGATCTCAAGGTGATCTGGGTTATACCGGATCTGAAGGCTATACAGGTAGCATAGGCTATACAGGATCATTGGGTGATACTGGATACACTGGTTCTTTAGGAGATATTGGTTATACAGGATCTACTGGTGCTGGCTATACAGGATCACAGGGTGAATTAGGTTATACCGGTTCAATAGGAATAGGTTTTGCAGGTTCGCAGGGTGATACTGGTTTTGTAGGATCTATAGGATCGTTGGGATTCACAGGATCTACTGGCGCAGGATTTACAGGTTCAGTGGGATTTGACGGATCAAGGGGCTCTATAGGATTCACAGGATCTAGAGGTGTAGGATATACTGGTTCTTCTGGAGGATCTGGCGAATCCGGTTTTACAGGATCCAAGGGTGATATTGGAGAAACAGGTGCTGGATATGACGGTTCTGTTGGATTTGTAGGGTCTAAAGGTGATATCGGTTATACAGGTTCTTTAGGATATACAGGATCTTTTGGATATACAGGTTCACGAGGACCTGCAGGAACATTTGGCGGCGCTGCATTTGAATATTATTTCAATGGCAATACAGCAGATCCTACAGCAGCTGCTAATGGCGAGATAAGATTAAGCAATACTACATTTAGCGATGCTAATACATTGTATATCAGCTATGTAGATCAGGCGACTGCTAATGTACAACCTTTCTTGCAGACCATCGACGACTCGACATCTTCTATCAAAGGTCACTTTACGATCACTGAGATAGCAAATAATGACAACTATGTGATGTATGCTATCATCGGCAATCATGTTCAAGATTCTCAATATTTTAATGTTCCTATATCTTATCTCAGCGGATCAGCGTCAGCATTTGCAAATAACACTAATGTTGTCGTGACATTTGCCAGGACTGGTGATATCGGCGATCTAGGTTACACAGGATCAAAAGGTGATCTCGGATATGTGGGTTCGATAGGATACACAGGATCGAAAGGTGCAACCGGACAAGCCAATGTCGGAAATGTTGTGCCGACCAGTTCTGACTCCGGATCATTTTGGTTAGATTCGGACACAGGAATATTGAGCCTTAATGTGGGTGATTATGGCAATACTGTATGGATATCGGTGTCATATTAATGAAAACCAAACATATAAATATTAAAAAAATGGTGTGTTTTAATAGATGGCATTAAACTTTCCTCCCAACCCGCAGGTCGGCAATACAGCATTCACTGGGGGTAAGACCTGGATGTGGGATGGTTCACGCTGGAATCGCCAATCTCTGACTGCTAACAATCTGATCGTCACAGGACCATTCACTGCAAATACCTCTAACGGTGTCGCAGGTCAGGTTTTATTGTCCAACGGAACTGGTATATATTGGGGGAATACCAGATTCGATACATTGGATGATGTCATCGAAGGCACACCCTCAAACGGCCACATCGTAACATATATTTCTAGCTTGGACAAATACCAAGTTCTTCCATTGAGCTTATCAGATACAGCATTATCTAATACGTCCATGGATGGAGGAACATTTTAATTCTTATAAATACAAACAACAACAGATAGATCTTTTAAAGGGGAAAAATAATGGTTGCTCAATCGCCAAATCTAATTCAAATTAAACGTTCTGCTAGCGCATCAACACCTGCTTCATTGGCAAATGGTGAATTAGGTTGGTCAGCTACCAGTAATACGCTATTCATCGGTAACTTTGGGCTAGTAACACCTATTGCTGGTGGTAGAAGTCCTGGTGTGCTCACTGCCAATCAAGCTCTTGTTGCTAATAGCACGAGCTTCATCGATAAAATCAAAGTTGCTAATGCGACTATCTTTAGCATAACTGCAAATAATTCGGTCGGAGCTGACGGAGCAGTACTTTCGGTCAATGCTTCGGGTGAGCTTTATTGGAACAGCACAGCAGCTGCTGGACCTGCCTTCGTTCAGAACACAGATTCTAGAACGCTTTCTGGTAACTTAGTATTTACTGGTGAGACGACGACTGTATCCAATCTAGTCGTCACGACCATCAACCGTTCACCAAAACTGACTCTTTCTGGAGATGCTTCCGGTAACGTGACATTCAATAACTTGGGTGATGCCACACTTACTGTCACTATCGAGAATAATTCAATAGCGCTCGGAACTGATACGACTGGTGATTATGTATCCACTGTCACAGCTGGTGGTGGTATTACGATCACAGGCGGTACAGGCGAAACATCGACTCCCACGTTCTCCGCTAATGTCGATAATGTCTCGATTGAAGTATCTGGCGGCGCTCTACAAGTTAAAGACAATGGTATTGCTCTTGGTACCAAGACAACAGGTAATTATGTTGCTGAGATCACTGCAGGCAATGGTATCACAGGATCTGCTTCCTCAGAAGGTGCGACTCCTACGATTGCTGTACAAGCAGGGACAGGCATAGTCAGTAACTCCACTGGTGTTCATGTCAACAGTTCACTCACACATCTTGCAACTGTCACTGTCAGTGGTGTAACGACACTTAACGGCAATACAGTATTGGGTGATGCGTCCACTGATGAACTAACAGTAGGCGGCCGTTTTGTGTCTGCTCTTGTTCCTAGCACCAATAACTCAAGAGATCTTGGTACAGCAGCACTTTCCTGGGATACAGTATACGCAAGAGATGTATCAGTAGGAAATGTACATTTGACTGCAAGCGGTTCTACGATTACGCTTCAGGGTGGATTGACTGTCAATACTAATATCACTGCCAATACGGGTACATTCTTTCATGATCTAAATGTTGGCGGCGATTTATTCGTCACAGGCAATGTGTATTATGCTAACGTAACCAATTATGCAGTAGACGATTCACTCATCCAGCTTGCTGTCAATAATACAGTTAGTGATCTGCTTGATATTGGTTTCTATGGTAATTATAATAATGATGGCGGCGGCCATGAGCACACTGGTCTATTTAGAGATGCTTCTGATGGCGTCTATAAATTGTTCTTTGGTCTAACTACTGCTCCGACAACTGTTGTTGATACTGCAAATACATCTTATCAACAAGGAACATTAAAAGCATACTTGGATTCAGGTGCTTTGATATCCAACTCTACTGTATTGAATATAACTGGTACAAATTCATTAACAGTAGCTCTACAAGCCAACTCATTAACACTAAGCACAGCATTAGCTACTACTTCTGGTGGTACTGGATTCAATACATACAGCGCTGGTGATTTGCTTACAGGTAGTGGCTCAACGCTTGCTAAACTAGCAATCGGAACAGCAGGACAACTTCTACAAGTATCGGATAGCACAACATTGATCTACGGCGGGCTAGACGGCGGTACATTCTAAAAAATAATAGTTGATTCTATGTAGATATTATGCTATAATAATGAACGTTTGAAAAGGAATATATATATAATGAGTGCAGAAGTTTTTAATATCTACGTAGAAAAACTCGTAAGTTCTGTTACTGAGCTGACTAAGGCAACCATCCTTCAGTCAGCTCAGATAACATATTATGAGAGGATAAATACATCGCTGACTGCTAAAGTAGAAGAGTTAGAAAAATCATTAGAGAAGGCCTTAAATAAGGCTGAAACTAAATCCAAGAAGACCGCTGACGTTACCGAATTTTAATAATAATTACTGCAGTATATACTGCTTTTGTAAGAGGGCCATATGGCACAGGCTAATAATTTAATTCAGATTAAACGTACCTCCATATCAGGACGTGCGGCCAATACCACAACCCTCCCAAATCCAGGCGAATTAGCATTAAACATGACTGACGGAATCATGTATTCCGGCAATGGATCAGTCGTGTTTGAGATCGGTGCTAATAATACTAACGTAAACATATCGGGTAACTTAGCAGTAAAAGCTATCATCGCGAATAATTCTATCGGTTCTTCTGGGCAGATCCTATATTCTAGCGGAAGTGATGTATACTGGGGTCCTGGTACAGCAGGATACACAGGATCTAGAGGCGATACGGGATTTACTGGTTCTTTCGGAACAACAGGTTTCACAGGATCTGTTGGTTATGTGGGATCTCAAGGTGATGTAGGATATGTTGGATCTCGAGGTGACATAGGATATACAGGATCTCAGGGTGTCGGATTTACAGGTTCTGTCGGATATGCGGGATCCAAAGGTGACTTGGGATATACCGGATCTGCAGGTTCTGATGGCAGCATCGGATATAATGGATCTGTTGGGTATGTAGGATCACAAGGAAATGCTGGCTATACTGGTTCACAAGGTGATCTTGGTGAAATAGGGCCCGTTGGATATACAGGATCTCGAGGTGATCTAGGATATACAGGATCTCAGGGTGTCGGATTTGCAGGTTCTGTTGGATATGCGGGTTCTCAAGGTGATCTAGGTTATACTGGTTCTCAAGGCGTAGGATTTACAGGATCTGTTGGATACACGGGATCTAAAGGTGACCTGGGATATGTTGGTTCGCAAGGACCTCAAGGATCATTTGGCGGCGCTACATTTGATTACACTTTCAATGCAAACACAAACAATTCTGATCCGACAAATGGCAATCTGAAATTAAGCAATACAGATCTTACTCTGGCAAATACGCTTTATATCAGCGAAAATGCAGACAACTTTCAGTCGATATACACATTTCTGCAGACGATAGATGATTCTACATCCGCTATCAAGGGACATTTCACTGTCACAGAAAAAGCAAATACTGCTAACTTCGTGCTGTATGCAATCACAGGTTCGCATGCTCATTACACAAATTACTTTGCTGTCCCGTCATCTTATCTAAACGGATCTGCCAACAACTTTACGAACAATCTAGATATCATCATCACCTTTGCAAGAACGGGTGATATTGGTGATACAGGATATACGGGTTCGACTGGATATGTGGGATCTAAAGGTGACTTGGGATATACCGGATCAGCTGGGTATGTTGGATCGCAAGGAGTCGGATATACAGGATCAGCAGGACCGCAAGGTGTATCAGTCTATGTATCTGCTACTGCTCCGGTTGCTCCTGCAAACGGTGACGTCTGGTGGAACACAAACCTCGGATCTTTATTCATATATTACGATGATGGTGATACATCGCAATGGGTTTCTGCTGCTCCTAGCGCGGGTGTGATCACACCTACTGCGGATCCATTCAATCAATTTTTATTAGCGGGAATGTAAAGGAAGAAAAATGGCTACCACATATAAAGTATTGGGTCAGCTTTCAGCTGCTGCTACGACTAATGAGACATTATATGCAGTGCCTTCTGGTAGCTATGCTGTCGTGTCTACATTGAACATATGCAACAGAAGCACCGCAAACATAGCTTTCAGAGCTGCAATCAGAGTTGCAAATGCTGCTATCAATAACTCGCACTACATCGCATTCGACACATCAGTCCCATCAAACGACTCAATCGCATTGACATTGGGATTGACATTGGCAAATACTGATGTTGTCACAGTATATGCAGGATCAGCCAACTTGACATTCTCGTTATTCGGAACTGAAGTCTCTTGATATGATCACCGTCTATACAAAAAAAACATCATTGAGATATTCGGGTCCTTCTACTGTAGTAGCAGCTGCAGCTGCTACCAATCCTGCCGTTGAATATTTAATTGTTGGTGGCGGGGGTAGCGGGGGAACTTCGGGTGGTGGTGGTGGTGGCGGCGGTGTAGTATCAGGTAATATCATTGCTAACACTGATTATCAATATACAATTACTGTAGGAGCAGGAGGAGCTGGAATTGTGAGAGGAGGGACGACCTCGATGGGCAATTCGGGAGATAATTCTATATTTCATAACATAATAGCTTTTGGAGGAGGTTATGGGGGAGTTTATGGAGTCCGCATTCTCATGGCAAATTCATCGTTTTCTGGATTTAGAGGATCTGGCGGAGGACAAGGCCTTGGCGAAGACCAGTGGTCGGCACATGTGCCGTTTCCAGGTCAAGGCCATAGTGGTGGAAACACCTCCACTTTCGGAGTCTTTACGGGGGGTGGAGGTGGTGGTGCAGGTGAAGCAGCATTAAATGCCACTGACAGCGCCTCTAGTAGAGGCGGAAATGGCATATTTAGTTCAATATCAGGTACAAGTGTAGCTTATGCAGGCGGAGGAAACGCAGGCGCTTCTTCATCAGGTAAAACCACTCCCAACGAAACAGCCGCAGGAGGAGGTGCTCTAGGAGGTGTGACTTCGTCCGCTACTGGAGGCACCGGTATCGCTCGTGGTGCTAATGCAGCAATTAATACAGGAGGAGGAGGAGGCGGCAGTGGTATCACTGGTACTCCTTCTGGAGGTTCAGGAGGATCTGGTGTGATAATTCTTTCATACTCTACTTCTTTTGCCAATGCTACATCTACAGGAAGTCCTACATATTCCCAAGCAAACGGAAATCGAATATTTACATTTACAGGTTCTGGCACGATAACATTTTGAGGTAATTAATGGCACACTTTGCAAGAATAGAAAATAATGTGGTACATCAGGTTATTGTTATTAATAACAATGTACTTTTAGATGAGAATGGAGCGGAACAGGAATCACTGGGTTCAGTATTTTGCAAAAATACATTTGGCGGCGAATGGATTCAAACTAGTTATAGTGGTTCATTTAGAAAAAATTTTGCTGGAGTAGGTTATATATATGATCCTAGCAGAGATGCATTTTTGCTTCCAAAACCATACGAAAGTTGGATATTAAATGAAGACACTTGCTCATGGGAAGCTCCTATTTCTTGTCCATCAGACGGCATGCATGTCTGGGATGAGCAAACGCTGCAATGGGTCCTTGTTTAAACCTTATAAATATTAAAAAAGATAGAGAATATATATGGCAATTAATTTTCCAGGATCTCCTACAGATACTCAGTTATATGTAGATCCGACTAGCGGAAATACGTATAGATTCAACTCGGCTGCAACAGCATGGGTAGCGGTTCCTGGTCTCGGATTCACAGGTTCTACTGGATTTACAGGTTCTGTTGGATATGTGGGTTCCCAAGGTGACTTGGGATACACAGGATCATTTGGGTCTGTTGGATTCACAGGATCATTTGGAACAACTGGATTTACAGGATCTGTTGGATACACAGGATCTGTTGGATACACAGGATCTGTTGGATACACAGGATCTGTTGGCAACACGGGATTTACAGGATCTGTTGGTTATGCGGGTTCCCAGGGTGACTTAGGATATACCGGATCATTTGGTTCAATAGGATTTACGGGATCTGTAGGTGCTGGTTATACCGGTTCTAAAGGTGATACATCTACAGCTAATGCAACTTCTCAATCATTTACGGCTAATGGTTCTCAATTAACATTCACGTTGGCATCTTCCGTTGCTAGTCAAAATAATCTAGTCGTTTCGGTCGATGGCCTTGTACAAGTACCTACGACACATTATTCAATATCAGGAACAACGCTCTCGTTCACATCGATACCAATTGCAAATAGCACCGTAGAAGCACGCAATTTTGAGAATGGTACTGGAGGTGGCGGCGGAACTTCTACGACTGTATTATCAGATACGTTTGTCACTGCTTTCTTATTTGGTCTTTAAAATAGAGGATTATTATGGCTACCACGTTTAAAATATTAGGTCAGGTTGCACCAGCATTGAACACAGCCAACACAGTATATACTGTTCCTGGCGGCACGAGTGCTGTGATATCAACGATCAACATATGCAATCCTGATAGTTTAACAAGAGCAATTAGAGTAGCAGCAGTACCTAGCGGAAATACGCTAGCACAAAAACATTATATCGCATACGAGACTCCTATTGCCGCAACTGACAGCGTTGCATTGAGCATCGGATTAACTCTTGCAGCCGGAGATTTTATATCCGTGTATGCCAATAGCACATCTAATGTATCTTTTGGAATATTTGGTTCTGAGATCACATAATGAGTATTAAATCTGCCATCCATACACAGAGCATCACAAAAAGAAGATTTAATATTTCTAATACAGCTATTATATTGGTAAACTATCTTGTTATTGCAGGCGGCGGCGGAGGCGGCGCTCATGCTGGTTCAGGTGCCGGCGCTGGTGGGTATAGAAACTCTGTTTCAGGAGAATTATCTGGAGCCAGTTCTCCCGCTGAAACGCCATTTGCTCCTATTGTTAATGCTACATACACGATTACTGTTGGTGCTGGTGCTAGTGCAATTACTAATCAGAACGGACCGCAGGGATCAAATTCATCTATAGTTGGCACTTCTGTGTCAATCAGCACTGTTGGTGGCGCCGGCGGCAGAGGTGGAGCATCGGGTGGTACTGGGTTTAACGGAGGTTCGGGTTCTGGTGGAGCATCGGGAGATAGTACTCAAGCAGGCGGTGCAGGCACAGCAGGTCAGGGTACTGATGGTGGAACAAACGTCAACAACTGGGCAACAGGTGGTGGTGGTGGCGCTGGCGTTGTTGGATCTAATGGTTCAGGAAGCAATGCTGGCGCAGGTGGTGCTGGATTGAGTTCATCTATTACAGGCAGCGCAGTAACTCGTGGTGGTGGCGGTGGTGGTAGCTCACAAACTGCCTCACCGGGTGGTGGTGGTACTGGAGGTGGCGGTGCTGGCGTAAATAATGGTCCGGGTGGGTCAGGAACTATAAACACTGGCGGTGGTGGTGGCGGTGTTCATTCAAATGTTGGAACTGCTGGCGCTGGTGGTTCAGGTATTGTGATATTGTCATATCCAAACAGTTCTGCTAATGCATCTTCTACAGGATCACCTACTTATTCCGAAGCTTCTGGCAATCGAATATTCACATTCACGGGTTCTGGAACAATAACATTTAACTAATAAATATAACACGAACACTTTTGGAAAATAAATGGTAGCCCAAACAATCAGGCCAGGATATATCAGCACAGAAGGATCTGCTAATGGCCAGGTCTTGATGTCTAATGGAATCATCACGTACTGGGCCTCAACATCTGGACTTACAGGGTATACGGGTTCTAAAGGTTCTGATGGCACAATTGGTTACGATGGTTCTGTTGGTTATACTGGTTCTCAAGGCGTAGGATTCACGGGTTCAGTCGGATATGCTGGATCTCAAGGTGATCTGGGATACACAGGATCTGTAGGATTCACTGGTTCAGTCGGCGGGACTGGGTATACAGGATCTTTTGGCAACACAGGATTTACGGGTTCAGTTGGATATGCCGGATCTAAAGGTGATACAGGTTATACGGGATCATTAGGTTATACAGGATCTCAAGGAGATCTCGGTTATACAGGATCTAGAGGTACTGATGGTGTCATTGGTTATAATGGTTCAGTTGGATTTACAGGATCTATTGGATCACTAGGTTACACCGGATCACTAGGTTACACCGGATCACTAGGTTATACTGGTTCTAAAGGTGATACATCCACAGCCAATGCAACTTCTCAGTACTTCGTATCCAATGGAAGTAATACCACATACACATTATTACAAACGATAAACAATTCTAATAATGTTCTTATCGTAGTGGATGGATTAGTGCAGATTCCAAATATAGACTACACAATAGCTAGTACGACTCTGACTTTGTCTCAGGCGGCACCTCAATACAGTTCAATAGAAATTAGAAATTTAGAAAATGGCACAGGAGTCATTAATAACAGATCCTATTTGCTTTCTATGGTCTTTAATATCTAATCGGAGAATATGATAAATGTCTAATCCTAACATACTAAGCGCCACATCAATTTCAGGTAAGATGGGGATGATGATATCCAATACTACTCCTGCAAATGTAGTATCTAATGCAACAAGTAGCAATACGCTGGTTAAGGTTAATACATTAACACTGACCAATTTTTCAGCTACAAGCATAACAGCAAACGCTGAAATATTTAGATCAGGTACGTCATATTATATTGTTAGCAACATAGCGCTGCCCGCCAATACTGCTATAGCAGTCTCTGGCAAGGATACTGCTTTCTATCTAGAAGAGGGTGATGGGTTGAGAATAACTTCTTCTGCTAATCTTTCTGTAACATCAGCATACGAGATAATTTCCTAATGCCTAGATTTAGAGGTGGTATTATATCAGCAACCGAATCGTCTCCTACGTTTGGTATGTGGAAATTAAATGATGTTACACAGGCTATAGTTGAGAATACGTGGGGAGTAGGAGCAGCAGTTGTTGCTCCTGCTGCTCCTACTCCCACCGTTGAATATTTAATTGTTGGTGGCGGAGGTGCGGGCTCAGGTGCAGTAGGGGGCGGCGGTGGCGGTGGTGGTGTAGTATCAGGTAATATCATTGCTAACACTGATTATCAATATACAATTACTGTAGGAGCAGGAGGAGCTGGAACTAATGGTAGGGGTGGAGGAGGAGAATATTCTTTATTTAATAACATTATAGCTTTTGGAGGAGGTTGGTCGGGATTTTTTGGAGAAACTATAAATTATGGAAATACATCAATATATGGATTTAAAGCTTCTGCTGGAGGACAAGGAGGAGCCTTTATTGATTTTCGGCCTCATTCGATCTTTCCTGGTCAAGGAAATAGAAGCGGAAACTGCGTATCTGGTGCATATACAGCGGGCGGTGGTGGCGGTGCAGGTGAAGCAGCATTAAATGCTAATAGCACTCATTCTACTAGAGGTGGGAATGGTATATTTAGTTCAATATCAGGCACAAGTGTAGCTTATGCAGGTGGAGGCAACGGAGCAGCTCATCAATCTGGTAAAAGTACTCCCAACGTAACAGCCGCAGGGGGAGGAGCTTTAGGAGGCGTGACAGAAACTGCTACTGGAGGCACTGGTACTGGTCGTGGCGCTAATGGAGCAATTAATTCAGGAGGTGGCGGCGGTGGAGGGGGATATTCAGGTTCTCCTTTTGGAGGTTCAGGCGGATCTGGTGTAACAATTCTTTCATACTCTACTTCTTTTGCTAATGCGACTTCTACAGGATCACCAACATATTCCGAAGCAAACGGAAATCGAATATTCACCTTTACAGGTTCAGGAACAATAACATTTAGCTAATAAATAATAGTAGATATAAACAAAAGATAGACATGGCAAATTATAGACAAATTAATCCTCTACTGATATCCGCTAACAATTCTTCTGTTGGACAAGTTCTTACGTCTAATGGAACAGTTGTTTATTGGGAAACTGGTAGTGGTGGCTATACAGGATCTCAGGGTGTAGGATTCACAGGATCTACGGGATATACAGGATCCAGAGGTACTGATGGTGTCATTGGTTATAATGGTTCAGTCGGATTTGTAGGATCTAAGGGTGATCTGGGATACACTGGTTCTGCAGGTGCAGGATTTGTAGGATCTGCAGGATATTTAGGATCAACCGGATTTGTAGGATCTAAAGGTGACTTAGGATATACCGGATCTATAGGATTTACGGGTTCTGCAGCTACGAGCAGTTTTACTAACGGACAGTCAATATCAGTAAACAATCTTATTAGCACAGGTCAAATATATGTCGGTAATGGCGTAGTTAATACCGTCATCACTGATACTTCAATCACGACACCATTATTAAATTTTACAACAAATACAATATTTTCTACTTTCTCAACAGAACTTGATGCTACTACACCTAAAAATGTAAGTTTTGGAGAAGTCCCATTAAACAGCGCTACAGCTAACGGATACACAGTAGAATTTTTTGTTAAATTTAAAACCCTTCCTACTTCAGGTCTCTCTCAGTTTGGTGCCAGCGGTACCAACCAACTAAGTCTTAACGCTAATACTTCAATGATACGGGTTGTGAACAATGGCCATGTAGTTGCTGGCGATATAGTATACAGGACCTTTGAAAATGATATTTGGTATCATTTTGCTTATATTGGTAGGAATGGTAGTACTTATATTGCTATCGATGGCCAAGTAACCAATCTTAATAGTATCGGTGGTTATAACGGCAGCACCCCAACAGGAACCTGGGCAGGTGGTTGGACGAAATTATCAGGCAATGCTGTATTTTCTAACTTTAGAGTAGTAACAAATCAAGGTGGAAATGTTTATGACATAAACGGATTTACTCCTCCAGGTTCGCCATTGACAGCAATTGCCAATACTAAAATACTTACGTTGATCGGTAATACTTTTGTTGATGCTAGCGGTATTGGCACAACAATAACAACTGCTGGCTCGCCAACATTAATAAATGATACTATTGTAAATGATGGCCAGTCAATTACAACTACTATTGACGGCACTACTTTAAGTGTATCCAACATATATACGAATTTTTTGTATGCTAACAATGCAGCAGGAAATACAGGTCAATTATTAGCAGCAAATAGTACTGGTGGAATATTTTGGACAAGTGTTGTTGGGTATACAGGATCTATAGGATTCACGGGTTCTGTTGGATATGCGGGATCAAAAGGTGATCTAGGATATACAGGATCTAGAGGAGCTGATGGTGTCATTGGTTATAATGGTTCAGTTGGATTTACAGGATCTAAAGGAGACCTAGGATATACAGGTTCTACGGGATACACAGGATCTTTTGGTGCAACAGGATACACAGGATCTTTTGGTGTAACAGGATACACCGGCTCATTGGGATATACAGGATCTACTGGATATGTAGGATCTTTCGGATATACAGGTTCATACGGTGATCTAGGTTATACAGGATCGACAGGTGCGGGTTATGTAGGATCACAAGGTGATTTCGGTTATACAGGATCATTTGGTAATATAGGATATACAGGTTCTTTTGGAGATCAAGGTGTCAGAGGATACACAGGATCTGCAGGTGCTGGCGGAGAAGGTGGTGGCGGTGCGTCTGTCACTGTTTCTAATACTGCACCGTCATCTAATCTTACCAATGGTAACCTTTGGTGGAGTACTGAAGAAGGTACGCTTAAGATCTATTATGATGATCAAGATAGCAGCCAATGGGTCGATGCGTCTAACCCATCACCATCATTCAATGCTATATCGCTGACAGGTCCGATATCTGCAAACACCGTCTCTGCTGCATACTCATTGACGGGTGCATCATTGTCCGTCACAGGAACTGCTGCTGCAAGAGATCTGACGATCACCAATAATATTTCTACTGGAAGCATGACTGTTTCCGGAGCGTTGTCATTGGGTGACCTGGTAGTATCCACAGTCAATGCAGCTACTATCGTAAGAACACCTATATTAAACGTATCAAACTATGCGATAATAAACACGATAACTGCTACGACAACTAATACTGTCAATCTAAATGTATCTGGTAACACATCTCCGACATATATCTTAGCAAATAGCAGCCAAGGGACTGCTGGACAAGTATTGTTATCAGGCGGAGCAGCATCTAATGTGTATTGGGATTCGGTTGCCAATGTGTTCAGTCTCAATTCTACTGATCAGACCATAACGAAAGTATACACATTCAATGCTAACACATTGTTTAATCGCAATTCGACTTTTGCTAATGCTGTGACATTTGCCAATGCCGTCACGTTCTCTAACACGATATCAGTAGCGAACATCAATTCCACATATATTGCCAACACAACTTTTAACAACTACAAAGAACAATCATATTCAAACACTTCATTCGGCGCTAGCTATACTGTAGATCTAAATCAAGGTACTTTGCATCTTCTTACTCTGACTAGCAGCACGACGATCTATATGCCGACTGCTGCAGCAGGTAAGAGTTTTACCCTTATCATCAGCACAGGTTCTGGTGGCTATACCGTATCCTGGAACGGCGTCACGTTTTCTGATGGTGTAGCACCGGTTGCCACTGCTACATCGATTAAAAAAGACATCCTGTCATTCATCAGTGACGGATCCAGCTGGTTCGGATTTGTCGCAGGACAGAACTTCTGATGTTTGTCACGAAATCAACCGGTGCTCCTTTTGCTAATCAACCCAGAGATGCCAACTTTAACAGCAATGTATTACTGTTGCATGGTGATGGGACGACTGGATCTAATAATAGCGTATTTTTAGATAGTAGCGGGTATAATACTATCACTAAAATCGGAAATCCGGCACAAGGTACATTCTCTCCGTATGCTTCTACAGGTTGGAGCGTTTTATTTAATGGAACAACTGATTATTTAATAGTAACACCAGTAAGTGATGTAAACTCGCCAGCTTACGGGGGACTGTCATTTGGAGCTGGCAGCGCCTCTGATACCAACGGTGATTTTACGATAGAAGCATGGATATATCAAACTAGCGATAACGGCGCTGACAAAATGATATTTATGCATTGGGCAAGTCCGAATCCTAATGCCTATGCGTTCTATATTAGAACCAATAACCGTTTGGTCTGGCAGATATATACATCTAATAGTGCTGATGTTGCTGATTTAGCCATATCATTGAACACATGGACTCACGTTGCTATCAGCAGATCAGGCACAACAGTACGCACTTTTATCAATGGCGTCCTAAAAGAAACCCAAACGGGTGTTACTAATTCTGCTAACGGAAATGCCGACCCGCCTACAATAGGAGCAAGACCAGACGGTACCAATGTTTTTCCCGGATACATTTCCAATTTAAGAATAACAAAAAGAAAAGCATTATACACCGCCAATTTCACACCTTCTACGGTCCCACTACCTCAATATCAATATCCCAGTATTGGAGGAGATGTGTGGAAACAAACTCCAGGAACAGGAGGAGTGTCTCTTCTTGCATGTAGTTCTAGCCGATTTAAAGATGTGCATAATGCAGATCTCGTTACGAATTCGTACCCTGGCACCAATGGCATTGGTGTGCGTGGCACTCCAAAAATCACAAACTTTGTGCCGTTTGCACCCACTAGCGCATATGCCAAAGCAAGGAATGGCGGCAGTGTGTATTTTAACGGGTCTACTGATTATTTGACCACATCAGCATCAAACAGTTTTTATTTTTCGACTGAATTTTTTGCAATAGAATTTTGGATACACCCCACTTCAAATACCGGCAATCAAGTGATATTTGATACATATGCAAACACATATTCGGCAGTCGGCAATACCGGAGGACCCGGCGGCATGTTGATGTACATATCGCCGTTTACTTCTTCAGGTCAGAACATGGCGGAGGTGTATTTTCAATGGTCTAATACTTCAAGTAATACTGTATCCGGAGGTTCATCACAGGCCATAAAAGACACCTATAATGCAGGAGATCCTGCTTTACGAATAAATTCTTTAAACACCCAGTATATAAAATATAATTCCTGGAATTATGTAAAATTAGCATTTGCAGCAACCGGCCAGGTCAATAATTTAAATCAAGTCACGGGATTTCCGACCGGAAACAGTGCTGTCGGTTTGACTATAGGATACAGAAGATCGACGAACGGAAATACTAGCTTGACTTATTACTCAGGTTATTTGTCAGATTTTAAGATTACCAAATATAATGCAGCGTATAATACAACTTCATATTTTGATTATAATAGAAATAATTCAAATACTAGCTCTATTGGTTATTTGCCTCTATACCCATTCACGTCCAATTCAAATTATATTGCTGCATACCCACCAAACACACAATTTCTCATCAGTTCAACCAATGCTGGAATTATCGATAGCACACAAAAGAACAATTTAATCACAGTCGGATCAGCTCAACTTAGTTCTACAGTAAGCAAATTTGGCGGAACCAGCATGTTCTTTAATGGAACAACGGATTATTTAAGCTCACCAACAAATGATTTTTTTAGGATGGGCACAGGTAACTTTACTATTGAATTTTGGGCATATTGGAATGCAGTGAGCGGTACAATACCTGGCAATGTTCTTCACACTGTTACATCAGGAACAACAGGATTGAGCATTTATATAATTTCTAATAAGATAGCTTTATCAAGATATAATGTAGCAGATGATCTGGCAGCAGTTTCTACGGAAACTACTGGCTCTTGGAATCATTATGCAATCACTAGAAGCAGCGGTATAGCTTATATTTTTAAAAACGGAGTTTTACTAGGTAACGGATCAGTAACTACTAACTATGTAGAAAGTGGTTTACAAATTGGTCTTGGCGCCGGCTCTGCCGTATCTGGATACATAGATGATTTACGTATCACAAAAGGGCTTGCTAGATATACAGCAGCATTCACACCTCCCATAAGACAACATCCGGACAGATAACGTATAAATACTTAAAACCCATGATGGTAAACATATAAATGGCTGATTTAAATTTTCCTACTTCACCGACAGTTGGACAAAACTATTCATTAAACAATAAGACATGGACATGGAGTGGCACCTCATGGACAGTCGCACCTGGCGGAACGACAACATCATCTGTTACCAATTTTACAGATACGTTCACGGGCAACGGTTCTAATACACAGTTTACGATATCGCAATCTAGCACGACAAATAACTCGATTGTGTTTGTTTCTGGATTGGGTCAGCTTCCAACATCTGCTTACAGCATCTCTGGGACAACACTTACATTTACAGCTGCGATTGATAACGGCGTCAAGGTAGAAGTTAGAACACCTAGCACATACAATACGTATAGCTCACCTACATCTTTCACGAACTATTACTTCACTGCCGCTGCTGCACAGACAGTCGTTTCAGGTGCTGATAACAATGCGGCTACTCTATCTTATACTGTGGGTTCTCTCTCTGTATTCATCAACGGTGTCAAACAAGTTTCGGGTGTCGATTATACAGCCGCAAACGGAAGCTCTATCACATTTACATCAGCATTGTATCTTGATGATGTCGTAGAAATAACAGCATATTCTTCTGCTGTGATAACTGCTCCTTCAATATCGATAGCATCCGTCCCATCTGTTACTATAGGATCTGTGATATTTGAGACGGTAGGTCTGGTCACGACAACATCGACCAATCAGGCATCTCTGGATGTTCTTGATATATCATTGTACAGATCAGCAAAATACATGATGCAGATCACAGATACATCAAACAATCTATATCATCTATGCGAACTATTGGTGTTGCATGACGGGACGACTGCTTTCATCACAGAATACGGAGCTGTGTATTCAAGCTATTCTCTGATGTCTTTTGATGCCAGCGTTTCTGGTTCTAGCTTGTTCGTGATGGGAACGCCAACCAATCCCAATAATAATGTCAAGATTTACAGAGTAGCGGTGGGTATCTAAAATGTCAAATTCAAGGAATCTTGCATCGCTAGGAACTATTGTAACATCGACATCTGCAAAGAATGTATCTTTTGCTAATACTGTATCTAACGGGTTTGCGACTGCTGCATCGACCAATACAGTCAATCTCAATGTCACGGGAAATTCAAATCTCACATACATACTTGCTAATAACAGCCAAGGCACAGCAGGTCAGTTGCTGATATCCGGCGGCAGCACGACAAACGTAAGCTGGAGCTCATTCAGTACGCTATTGAACTACAGCACGATTGCTGTGAGCAACGCTATAACATTCAATAATACATCAACATATAACGGGACTGCGACATATAATAGCACGGTGACATTTGCTAATGCCGTCACATTCTCTAATACTATATCGGTTGCAAACATAAACAATTCCTATATTTCCAACACGACATTCTTGAATTATAAAGAACAATCATATACGAATACTGCTATCGGTGCTACTTATACAGTAGATCTCAATAACGGGTCCATGCAACTGATCACATTGGATGCTACGACGACTATCTCGATGCCAGCTGTCTCTGCTGGCAAGAGCTTTACGATGATCATCAGTTCAGGAACTGGCGGATATGCTGTCACATGGAATGGCGTGACATGGCCTGAAGGAATAACTCCGACATTGACCGCAACAGCTAGCAAGAAAGATCTTGTATCTTTTGTCTCTGACGGATCAACCTGGTATGGAATGCTGGGTGGAATGGCATACTGATGTTTGTCACAAAAAGATCAAACCCAAAGTACGAGCCAGTAGATACATATTTTAAAAACACTTCGATGTTATTGCATGGTGAAAACATCGATGCTGCCAATTATCCTAGGATAGATTATGCAGGTGGTGGCGGTTATTTTTTTAATGGTAGCACCAGTTATTTAACTGCACCTGATAGTGCTAATTTCGAATTGGGGTCAAACGCTTTTACGATAGAGCTGTGGATATATCCAACATCTACAGCTGCTGAGCAAATTCTTATTAACAAAGTAGCAACCGGATCTGTTGTAGGTTCATTTGATATAAGAATGTCTACTACAGGTACTATTAGAACGCTTGTTGCTACAACAGCAGGTGTTAATTGGTCAGATAACTCAGAGTCCACATTAACAGTTAACTTTAACCAATGGAATCATGTTGCATATGTTAGAAGCGGAAATAATTTTACACGTTATATAAATGGAGTTTCTGCAGGTGTATATACAGCTGCAATTACGTTAGTCAATGAAGCGACAACATTAAATGTTGGCGCTAATGGTAATGGATCTAGTAAATTTACGGGTTACATGTCTAATGTTCGTGTTGTAAATGGTTCTGCTGTTTATACTGCTGATTTTACACCTCCTACAGAACCTTTAAATGTCATCACTAATACAGTATTATTGTTAAAAGCTAAAACTATAGGAAGTCCCGCAGATTCTGCTTTGGGTACCACAATCACAGTAAATGGTGGCGTACAAGCTTTTCCGACATTCTCGCCGTTCTTATACAACCAATCATCAGCGTTTCCTCCCGGCGGAACTTCTTCTGGTGCAATGGATATCAATACGAGCGATGGAAGCACAGGAAGCGGATCCGGCCAGCCATACATAGATGTTAGTCAGAACAAGATCCCTGTAACGACTGTAGGTTTTCTTGGACAAGGAACATTCTCACCGTACAGTCAGACGGGATACAGCGGTTATTTTGATGGTTCAGGAGATTATTTAACTGTTGCTAGTAATGCAGGATTTGCTTTAGGTACAGGAGATTTTACAGTAGAATGTTGGATACATCCAACAGCATGGACCAATGATAATGGTACTTTTATAGATTTCAGACAAGTTGGTGCAGCAAGTCAAGTAAAACCAAGATTATTTGTAGCTAGTGGAACGTTAGCTTACATGGTTAGTAACGCTAATCAAATTACAACCACTCTTGCTTCTCTCAATACATGGTATCATATAGCATTGGTAAGATCGTCAGGATCAACCAAACTTTATGTAAATGGAGTACAAGCAGGTTCAACCTATACTGATGCAAATGACTATGGTTCGGTCGCACAAGATATAGTTATAGGACAGGTAGGAGATTCAAGATCTTTTGCTACAGGATATTTTGCTGGTTTCATCTCTAATGTTAGAGTGGTAAAAGGAACTGCTGTCTATACTGTTAATTTTACTCCGCCTGTCAGAAAATTTGAGGCAATAACAAATACGACATTGCTTACTCTACAAAATCCTTATGTTAAAGATAATTCTACAAACAATCTAACTCTGACAAGAGTGGGTGATGTTACTGTCCGGCCATTTAGTCCATTTGTTAAATCATATTCAGCGCCATCAAATTTAGGTAGCAGCGTATATAACAATGCAGCCACTAGATATCTGATCATGCGAGATGGCAAGTATCAGAATGCTACACAATTTGGACTCAGAGATTTTTGTGTAGAAACCTGGGTATATTTTGAGACTTTAGGCAGTGATAGATTAATGGTAGAATCATGGGCATCTAGCGTAGGATGGCAATTATATTATAAGACTAGTACTGGATTTTTTGTCTGGCAAATTGCAGGCACAATTCGTGTATCATCGACAACAACCCCTGTCATTGGCCAATGGTATCATGTTGCTTTATCCAGAAACAACTATGTATTAAGAATGTATGTCAATGGGGTACTAGAAACAACTGTTACTCCAGATAATACAGACTATACACAGGTTAGTCCGCTCGCCACAGGCATTCAGTTCTCTACTCTAACTCTTCCTATGGCAGGATATCTGTCAGACGTGAGAATAACTACAGGAAATCCTGTATATGGTACGGGCAGTTTCACTCCACCTGCAGGGCCATTACAACCCATCGAGGGCACTCAATTCTTATTGAAAGCTAAAGAGATCGGCATAAAAGATGTCACAGGAAAAAATAATGCTCAAGTATTTTACAATACAAGAATAAGCACTGCTATCAAAAAATTCAATACAGGATCTATATTATTCGGCGGCACTTCGGATTATATACAGATACCATATAACGTCAATAATCATCATATGGCTAATAGAGATTTTACTGTAGAGTGCTGGGCATATCCTGCAGGAAACGACTCGGTAGGAAGAATCATCAATGCCTGGAATACAGGTACTACAAGCTATGCATCATGGGAAATGTATTGGCAAAACGGAAATACATTCGGTGCTCAATTTAGTTCTGCAGGAACAGCTGCAAACGCCACTTTAGTTTCAACTACCTCATGGCACGGCACTTACGGAACACCTCAACGAAATAATTGGTATCACCTTGCACTTGTGAGAGCTAATAGCGTGTTCACTTTTTATGTCAACGGTGCATCTGCAGGATCAAATACTCAACCTAGCGCATATACATTACAGGTACCAGATACAGTAACTATAGCTGCAAGAAGATCTGGTGCATCTTATGTAGAACCGTTCAATGGATGTCTCGATGAGATACGAATAACACCTGGCATAGCAAGATATACAGGAAACTTCACAGTACCCGATAGAGCATTTCCTGATAGATAAATAATATATAAATACATTACATAGTAAGCATCTGGAAAGGGAAAGATGGCTACGCAAGCAGATTTTAAGGTCAAGAATGGCCTTCATGTTGTTGGTAATTCGTTCGTCACTGCTGTAGGTACATCCGCAGATCGTGTGACAGCTTATTCAGCCGGACAGTTCCGTTACAATTCAACCCTGGCTGTCTTTGAGACATATATCTCTAGCACTGCTTGAGGTGGT